GGCACCAGCGAATGGTAGCCATTTAGTTATCTTCTTTAACATAAGAATGATTTTAATAGTTAGTCGCAAGTTAGGGATTCGAACCCAGAGTAATGGTTATTCATTACCTCACCAGGAATCTGCGTGTGAATATTCATGTTTGATCAACCAGGGAATATAGAACTAACTGGACTAATGTTATCTGCCACGGCAAAGATCAGGCAATTGCCACTGAAGCTTAGATAGCTAAGTCTCTACAGAATGCTGGCATTGCATTACTATTCGTGTATGATTTGTACTTCGCGAAGCAATTCATACTCTCGAACCTCTGCTTGTGAGCGTTATACACTGCATCGTGATCATACGATACTGTCGATCCCTTCTTATTCACGAAGGTGATAATGGTATTGCTACCAATTAGAGTTTTACGGATTACGAATCTCTTAGTTGTAATAGTATTTGACATGTTAAGTAATTTAAGTTAGTATTTGTCGAACTACATATATATTATCCAAACGTAGTCGTATTAACTTTGTATAAATATATAATAAATATATACACGAAATGGAAATGTGAAACAATCTGATCGGATCATGGACCGGATGGCGGGGCTGGGCTAAAAGATTGGGTTTTAGATAGGGGCGGGGTGGGCCTAGAGGAGGGGGCCGATGCTTTACCTCTATATTTACAATATACTTTTATGTGACATTAGCCTATATAAGGTACTAGTAACAGGCTGTTGTCACACTAGTAAAAAAATAGATAACGGTGTGATTATAAGGTTGAAGATAAAAACAAACGATATGCCAAACAATCTAAAAGTATGGGCAAAAGCCAGAAAGGAAAAAAGAGCTCATGATAAATCAGCTAGGAAAGCCTTTAGAGAAGATCACCCAGGAGCCGTAAAAAGACTGACAGGTGCATACAAATTACCACATGGTAGAGCTTTAGCTCAAAACCAAGGTAAAAAGAAAAAGAAGAAATACTAATAATTAATAACCAAACCAAACAAACAAATGACCTATTATTACTACAAAACCAGCACACTCAACACTGGGAAACCACAGGTTTCAGAGGGGAAAATTGCCGAATGGAAACATTTAGCAGATAAAAAGAACTGGAGAATAACACAGTTAGCAAATGGGTACTACCAAACAGAAGTCAACAACCCAAACGACCAAGACAAATGGGTTGATGTCACAAGAAGAGAAACACTCGATGGGGCTGAGGCTGCTATCAATGGCAGTGTGGAACACTTTGGAAAAAAAGTGGAATTCATTGGTGGACCGAAAGTAGTTAAAACCTTCGAAAACAATCAATAATGAAAAAGCATAATGAACATAGGTGTAGATAAGAAGCTTCACTTTCTAGGTGGAGCTTGTATTTACTTTACAGTAGAGAGTTTATTAGTAGTAGCTATAATAGGACTTTTAAAAGAGGTCTGGGATGAGTACGACTACGGTGGATTTGACTACGTAGACCTATTAGCCACGGTACTAGGAGGTATAGTAGGTTGGGGGACTATGCTTATTAAGATGCAACTCTAATAGATTAGCTTATACAATTTAATTAAATTCAATTCAATACATTATGGAATACAATTTACCTAGTGAATTGGTCAAGAGGTTAGACTTTGGCCAAGAAGCTGAGAATAAAGTAATAGCTGGTGTTAACAAGCTAGCAAAAGCCGTGAAATCCACATTAGGCGCATCGGGAAAATGTGTTATTTACGAAGATGGAAGAGGCAAACCGGTCATAACAAAAGACGGAGTAACCGTTGCAGAAAGCGTAGTCTTATTTGATCCGGTTGAAAACATGGGAGCAACCTTAGTTAAGGAAGCTGCTAGAAATACAGTGAGAGAGGCTGGTGATGGAACAACCACCGCTACAGTTTTAGTAGAAGCCTTGATTAATTCTATACATTCCGCCGTCGCTGCGGGTGCAAAAATCAGAGATATTAAAGAAGGGGTTGCGTCTTGCTTAGTAGATGTAGTAAAGTACTTAGAATCAACTTCCGTTGAGGTGGATGGTGATATGCTTAAAGCCGTATCAGCTATTTCCTGTAATAATGATAAGTTCTTAGGGGATATTATTGCTGAAGCTTACGCTAAAGTAGGTAAACACGGTGTAGTTCTCATGGAAGAGAGTGAAACTGAGGATACTTACGTAGATGTAGTAGATGGAGTACAGATAGATTGTGGGCTAACTTCTCCGCATTTTATCACTAACACTGAGAAACATGTATCAGAGTTAGATAATCCATTCGTTCTAACAGTTTCCTCTGAAATCCCTAATATCCGCAAGATTCAAGGGATTTTAGAACATGTAATTAAAAATAACCGCTCATTACTTATTGTAGCACCAGTATCACAACAGGTTAAGTCTGCATTACTAATGAATAGAGTGAAAGGTAATATTAAAGTAAATATTATTGATCCTCCAGGTTTTGGTCCTACACGAGCAGATGCTATAGAAGATCTAGCATTATTAACGGGTAGTACAGTAATCAACGAGGAATTAGGAGATGATCTTGATTTAATCACTGTAGATCACTTAGGTGAGGCTGAGTTCTCTGTAACTGATGATAAGACAACTACTTTAACTATGGAGGAGACTAAATCAGAGGTTGAGGAGAGAGTTCTCGAGGTTCAGAAACAGATCGCTGATGAGAAGAACGGTTTTATTAAAAAGAAACTAGAGCAAAGACTAGCCACTCTATCAGGTAGCGTCGGTGTTGTCAAGGTTGGTGCTGATTCTAAAGTTGAGATGAAAGAAAAGAAAGATAGGGTGGAAGATGCTATCTACGCTACTAAAGCTGCGTTGAAAGAAGGGATCGTTTCAGGGGGTGGTATAGCCTTACTTAACGCTTCTCAAAAAATCGAACCCACTGACGTGGGTGGAGAAGTACTACTAGAAGCATTACGGTCTCCTTTCTTTACTATACTAGATAATGCCGGTATAGATTGTAATATCGGTTTTGAAGAAGGTATTGGTGTTGATGTAATTACTGGTAAGCATGTCAATATGATCGAAGCTGGCATCATTGATCCAGTGCTAGTAACCAAGACTGCTCTTAAGAATGCTGTAAGTGTAGCGTTAACTATTGTGTCAGCAGATTGTGTAATCTCAAATGTAAGAGTGAATGAAGGCAATTAACGATTATATAGTAATAGAGAAAGTAAAGGGGAGTCAGAAGAAAGTAAGTGGGTTAATCCTCACCGACGATACAGACTCTGATAATAGATACAAGAAGGCTAAGGTTGTTTCTGTAGGTAATCTAGCTGAGATGATAAAGGAAGGTACTATGGTTATGTATGACAAGCACGCAGGCCACGACATTTCCTATGATGATGTTATGTACAGAGTAATTAAGCTCAGAGATGTAGTACTAGTGGAATGAAATTAACATCTCAAGATCTTAAAGACTCACATTTCCTTAAGTACTACAGACTGGTTCGGAAATGGGCGTGCAAACAGAATGATATAAAGGAAGCTGATTTAGAGCTACTGATATATCTAAACTGCTTAACTAGATTTACTAGAGATGATTTCATTAACGGAGTGTATGCTTACACCTGGGATAAGCACAGATGGGAGAGATTAAGGAAGGCTGGGTGGATAGAAGTATGGAGACATAGGAATAGGACCACCATAAAGTACACGATTTACAAAACATCGTTTAAGTGTAATCATCTTATAAGTAGGATATATAGAATACTGCTAGGAGAAGAAGATATACCTACCTCTATAAATTGCGTTTACTATAATAACAAATCATATACAGATAAGGTTATGAACAAAGCTATAGATGACATGATTAAAGATAAGGACAGATGAGTATATTAACTAAAGTTTTTTCAACTGGTGCTAGTGCGCTAGTTAAAAGTATTGGTGGTGTGTTAGATAACCTAACCACTTCCAAAGAAGAGAAATTAGCCGCAGAGCTAAAGATAAAAGAACTGATTTCTGCTCATGAAATTGAGATGCAGAAAGAGGTTACGAGTAGGTGGGAAGCTGATATGAATTCAGATTCTTGGCTATCGAAAAACGTTAGACCATTAGTATTGATATTTCTAGTTATATCAACAGTATTAATGATATTCATTGATGCTGGAGTTGTAGCTTTTAATGTTGAAGAGAAATGGACTGATTTATTACAACTAGTATTAATAACCGTGATCGGTGCCTACTTCGGCGGTAGATCACTAGAGAAAACAAAAAGTAAAAACAATTAAATTAAATTAAAATGGGTAAAGTAAAAGAAATGGTTGATTTAAAACCAAAAGCAACAAACATCACTGACGAGCAATTAGAGAGACTACAACAAGTAGTTAATAATATAAATAGTGTTCAATTTGAGATTGGTAAACTAGAAGCTCAGAAACATTCATACCTACATCGCTTAGCAGAGTTTCAAGAAAATGTAACTTCGCTACAAGGTGAGTTAAGCGAAGAGTATGGTACATTTGACGTGGACTTAAAAGACGGTGCAATTAACTACCCAGACAATGGATAGTCACGTAATTAGAAAGATCACCATAGGTAAAGACTATAAGAATGATGCTATGCATTATGCTGTTGGTCAAAACGTTTATGGTGGTCACACGATAACAGATATTATAGAGGAGGAAACAAAGTACTCCATCTATATATCTAAAGAGGATATTCAGATACCGTGGAAGGATTTTAATAAGAATATGGCCATCTCAGTAGAATATGATCTTGAGTACTAATGAGGAGTTTATTCGATTTTGTTGTATCCCCAGATGGTAGCAGGTATAAGAACTCTGTTAAAGTCGGTGATAAAGACTTAATACTAAATACCGAAGTTTTTAATCATCAATATATAAACAGAGAGGCAGTGGTATTGGAATCTCCAATAGGTATAAAAACTAAGGTAAAGAAAGGGGATAAATTAATTGTTCATCATAACGTATTTAGACGTTGGCATAACATGAAGGGTATAGAGAAGAATAGTAGATCCTTTATGAGTGAGGATGAGTACTTGGTTAGTACTGATCAGATATTTTTATATAAAAACAAAGGGGCTAACGAGTGGAGAGCTATGGATGGTTATTGCTTTGTTCAACCAATTAAATCAATTGATAATTTCGATACAGATACAGAGAAACCTCTAGTTGGTGTAGTTAAGCATACTGACGGGACATTTAGTAATGGTGAGTTGGTAGGTTTTTCACCTGGTGATGAGTACGAGTTTGTTATAGGTGGTAAGAGATTGTATAGAGTTATGACTAAATATATTAATATTAAATATGAATATAAAGGAGACGAAGAAGAGTATAATCCAAGCTGGGCACATAGCAGTTGAAGAGTTGATTAAGGTAGCTAAAGAAGCTATAGTTGATTCTGACGATGATATATCTGCAGATAGACTTAAGAATGCTGCTGCCACAAAGAAGCTTGCTATCTTCGATGCTTTTGAGATATTAAATAGAATCGAAGAAGAGGAACAAATAATAAGTGATCTAGAGAATTCTAAGAAAGATCTAAACAAACCTAAGTTCCAAGGATTCGCAGAGGGGAGGAGTAAGTAATGTACGAGCAATCATTATATAAAATAATAGAACCAGTCAAGCTTACCACTATCAAGAGATTGAACAAGGGGAAGAAGTGGAAGTACGGTTACGATAAGAGTAGCGATGTTGTTGTCGTGTCTAAGACCGGTGAGATTGGTGATATAATAGAAATACAAGGGTTAAAGATAGCTCTACCTAAAACACCTAAAGAAATATTCAGTTGCTCTAAAGATAAGAGTGAACAGAAGTGGAGGAGGTTTGAGCCTAACGAAGCTTTCAGTAAAATAAAAACTAGGTTTGATTGGGATGATTACCCTAAAGCCTTTAAAGAGCTACATTACAAATACATCGACGAAGAGTTTAAAAGAAGGGATAATGGTTTCTGGTTTGCTAACAACGGAGAATCAACCTGGATTCCTGGTAGTTACTATATGTACTTACAATGGAGCAAGATAGATGTTGGTGCTCCAGACTTTAGAGAAGCAAATAGATTGTTTTTTATATTCTGGGAAGCTTGTAAAGCAGATCAGCGTTGTTATGGCATGTGTTATCTAAAGAACAGACGTTCAGGTTTTTCTTTCATGAGTTCAGCTGAAACCGTTAATTTAGCTACCCTTGCAAGTGATAGTAGATTTGGGGTATTATCCAAAAGTGGTGGTGATGCAAAGAAAATGTTTACGGATAAAATAGTACCCATAAGTATTAATTATCCGTTTTTCTTTAAACCTATACAGGATGGTATGGATCGTCCGAAGTCAGAACTAGCTTACCGTATTCCTGCTAAAAAGTTTACTAGAAGGAAGATGAGGGAGAGTGAGGTCGAAGACGATATGGAAGGTCTTGATACTACCATTGACTGGAAGAATACTGGAGACAACAGTTATGATGGTGAGAAACTTTCTTTACTAGTCCACGATGAGAGTGGTAAGTGGGAGAGGCCTGATAATATCCTTAACAACTGGAGAGTTACTAAAACCTGTTTGAGATTAGGTGGTAGGATAGTTGGTAAGTGTCTAATGGGTAGTACCTCGAATGCCTTAGATAAAGGGGGGGATAATTTCAAGAAACTATATAAAGATTCTGATGTCAATAAGCGGAACAAAAATGGACAAACAAAGTCTGGTTTATATTCTTTGTTTATCCCAATGGAGTGGAACTATGAAGGATTTATTGACCAGTACGGTATTCCAGTCTTTGACAATCCGGATAATGATGTCTTCGGACCACATGGTGAATTAATAGATATTGGTGTTGTAGATTACTGGGAGAACGAAGCTGATGGTTTGAGAGATGACCAAGACGGTTTAAATGAATTCTACCGACAGTTTCCAAGAACAGAGGAACACGCATTTAGAGATGAGACAAAAAATAGTTTGTTTAATCTCATTAAGATCTATGAACAGATAGATTATAATGAAGGTAATAGAAACTCTTCGGTGCTAACTACTGGTAACTTCCAGTGGACAAACGGCGTTAAGGATACTCAAGTAGTATTTAACCCCGACCCTAATGGTAGATTCAAAGTTAGTTGGGTTCCTAGTAGAGGAATGCAAAATAACGTTATACTAAAGAATGGAATTAAATACCCTGGAAACGAGCACGTTGGTGCGTTTGGTTGTGATAGCTACGATATTTCTGGTACTGTTGATGGTAAAGGATCTAAAGGAGCGTTACATGGATTAACTAAGTTTAGTATGGAAGACGCTCCCGCTAATACGTTTTTCCTAGAGTATATAGCTAGACCACAAACAGCGGAGATATTCTTTGAAGATGTATTAATGGCATTAGTATTTTATGGTATGCCTATACTCGCAGAGAACAATAAACCTAGATTATTATACTATCTACGTAGAAGAGGTTATAGAGGCTTCAGTATGAATAGGCCTGATAAGGTATGGAATAAATTATCAGTTGCTGAGAGAGAAGTTGGTGGTATGCCAAACTCTAGTGAAGATATAAAGCAAGCACATGCTGCTGCTATAGAGATGTATATTAATGATCACATAGGTTTACATGAAGATGGTACTTATGGTACTATGTATTTCCAAGACACATTAGTAGATTGGAGTAAATTTAATATAAATAAAAGAACTAAGTACGATGCCTCGATTAGCTCGGGGTTAGCTATTATGGCTTGTAATAGACATTTATACCGACCAAACCCAGAGGTAAAGAAACAACCATTAGGTATAAGCATATCGAAATATACTAACACCGGATTTAATTCAACAATAATTAAAAAATAAGTTATGGCAGAGTCTGTTGTAAAGAATTTCCCTTCGCAAGCAGTTAGTGATTTAGAGAAAATGACCCACGAATATGGGTTGAAGGTAGCTAGGGCTATCGAACATGAGTGGTTCTCTGGAACTACATCTAAATATGGAGGTAATATAAATAATTTCCATAGTTTAAGATTGTATGCTAGAGGGGAGCAGCCTGTGCAGAAGTATAAGAATGAGTTATCTATAAATGGGGATTTATCGTATTTAAACTTAGATTGGAAACCTGTACCTATTGTACCGAAATTTGTAGACATAGTTGTTAACGGTATGGCTCAGAGAGCTTATGATGTTAAAGCTTATTCTCAAGACTCTTATGGTATCAGTAAGAGAACTGAGTATATGGATTCTATGCTACAAGATATGCGAGCTAAGGAGTTTAATGACGCGGCCGAGCAGAGTCTCAATATGAATCTATATAGTAATGATAAAGACTTACTACCTGATACTGAGGAAGAGTTAGCTTTACATATGCAACTCGATTATAAGCAAGCTGTGGAGTTGGCAGAAGAGCAAGCTATAAATGTATTAATGGAAGGTAGTAAGTTCGACCTCATTAAGAGAAGAACTATATACGACTTGGCTACTATAGGTATCGGTGCTACTAAAACTACGTTTGACTGGAGCGAAGGAGCTAGAGTACAATATGTTGATCCAGCTAGCTTGGTTTACTCGTACACTGAGTCTCCATATTTTGAAGATATATATTATGTGGGTGAAGTTAAGGAGATTCCAATTAATGAATTAGTAAAAGAATTTCCAAATCTACCAGAATCTGAAATCTATGAAATTGTAGAAGGATCTAAAGGTTCCGCTAAGTTGGTTAATAGTTCTGGTGGCGATAAGAATAAAGTTAGTGTACTGTATTTTAACTACAAGACACATAAGAATAACACTTACAAAGTAAAAGAAACTGGTACTGGCGCGGATAAGATCATAGAGAAAGATGATACTTTTAATCCACCAACTGATATGGATGGCAATTTCTCTAAACTCGAAAGAGTTATGGAATGCTTATATGAAGGTGTACTGGTCTTAGGTACTGATAAGTTATTAAAATGGGAGATGGCTAAGAATATGCTTAGGTCAAAATCCAATTTTGATAAGGTTAAAATGAATTACAGTATCGTTGCACCTAGAATGTACAATGGTAAGATAGAGTCTATAGTTAGTAGGATAACAGGGTTTGCTGATATGATTCAGTTGACCCATTTAAAACTTCAACAAGTTCTTTCTCGTATGGTTCCAGATGGTGTCTACTTAGATGCTGATGGTTTAGCTGAGATTGATCTTGGTAATGGTACGAACTATTCTCCCCAAGAAGCTTTAAATATGTTCTTCCAGACAGGTTCTGTTATTGGTAGATCATTTACTTCAGAAGGAGATCAAAACCCTGGGAAAGTACCTATTCAGCAGATTCAGAATGGAGCAGGTAGTAATAAACTACAAAGTCTTATACAGACTTATAACTACTACTTACAAATGATCCGTGATGTGACTGGTCTTAATGAAGCTAGAGATGCATCGACTCCAGATAAGAATGCTTTAGTAGGTATTCAAAAGTTAGCAGCGGCTAATTCTAATACAGCAACTCGTCATATACTACAGTCTATGTTGTTATTAACAGCTGAAACAGCGGAAGCTTTATCTTTAAGAATCTCAGATATTATAGAATACTCTCCAACGAGGGAAGCATTTATCCAATCTATTGGAGCTCACAATGTAGCTACGCTAGAAGAGATGAATGAACTACATTTATATGACTTCGGTATATTTATAGAGTTAATGCCTGATGACGAAGAGAAACAGATCTTAGAGAATAATATACAAGTAGCTTTAGCTCAGAAGTTAATAGATTTAGACGATGCAATTGATCTTAGAGATGTTAGAAATGTTAAGTTGGCAAATCAGTTACTTAAGATTAAGAGGAAGAAGAAACTCGAGAGAGATCAAGCGATGCAACAGCAAAATATCCAAGCTCAATCTCAAGCTAACATACAAGCTCAACAAGCGGCTGCTCAAGCTGAAACTCAAAAGGAAGAGGCTAAAGCTCAGATAGAATCTCAGTTAGAACAAACTAAGAGTCAAATGAAGATTGAGTACTTAAAACAAGAGGCTCTAGTGAAAAAGGAATTAATGGATCACGAGTTCCAGTTGAATATGCAACTTAGAGGCATGGAGAATGAGATTATAGATAAGAGAGATAATAATAGAGAGGATAGAAAAGATCAACGTATAGATAAACAAGCTGAAAATCAGCAAGCAATAAAAAAGGGTGAATCACTTAAAAAGTTCGAGTCTTCAGGTAATGATATAATTGGAGGTGGACTAGGATTAGAAAGGTTCAACCCTAGATAGTTTTTTAATTTTATAATATTTTATTATGGCAGAAGAACAAGATAATGTCACGAAAGTAAAGCTTAGCTCGACTTCAGTGGAAGATGACGTAATCAAGGTGGATCTAAGTAAACCACCAACCCAAGAAAAAGAAGAAGAAGAAGAGAAGATCGTAGAAGAAGAGGTGGTTGAAGTTGAAGAGTCTAAAACTGAAGAAGTAGTCGAAGAAGTTACAGGAGAGCCTGAAACAGAAGTGATTGCAGAGGTAGAAGATACCGTGTTAGAAGAAATTACTGATGAAGAGGTTGAGGAAGTAGAAGAGCGAGTTGAAGAGGCGATAGCTGAAGCACAAGCCACTGGAAAACCTTTACCTGAGAATATCCAAAAACTAGTGGACTTCATAGAGGATACTGGTGGAGATTTAAATGACTACGTGAACTTAAATAGGGATGTATCTAAATTAGATGACTCCGAAGTACTTGATGAGTACTATAAGAAAACCAAATCCCATTTATCCGCTGAAGAGAGGAACTTTTTGTTAGAAGACAAATATGGTTTCGACGAAGATGTGGATGATGACAGAACAATAAGATCAAAGAAAATCGCTTTGAAAGAGCAAGTTGCTGAAGCGAAAGCCTATCTAGACGGGCAAAAGTCTAAATATTACGAAGAGATTAAAGCTGGAAGTAAGCTCACGAGTGAGCAGCAAAAAGCAATTGATTTCTTCAATCGTTACAATAAGGAATCTGAAGAGACTAAGAAGCTATCTGATTCTAACAAGCAAGTTTTTCAACAAAAAACTAACAATCTATTCAACGACAAGTTCAAAGGTTTTGACTATAGTGTCGGAGATAAGAAATACAGGTTTAATGTTAAGAACGCAGACGATGTTAAGAATACCCAAAGTAATATCAACAATTTTGTGGACAAGTTTGTCGGTGAAAATGGAGAGATGAAAGACGCTAAGGGTTATCACAAGTCTTTATTTACAGCAATGAACGCCGATGCTATCGCTCAACATTTTTATGAGCAAGGGAAAGCAGATGCAATCAAAGATACTGTAGCTAAAGGTAAGAACATTAATGTCGGGGCTCGTGGCACTCACGGTGAAACAAATGTGGGTGGTATGAAAGTTAGAGTGTTAGGTGAAGACTCAAATGATTTTAAATTCAAAATTAGGAAAAAGAAATAATTAAAACTTTAAATTAAAAAATTATGGCAATTACAGGGAATTATACCCCAGCTCCGGCGGCTGTTAAACAAGCTGCTCCGGGCAATTATTTAGATTTCACTACGCAGAGCACATCTGCTGCGGATCTAAACTGGGCACAACAATACGTACCAGATTTGGTAGCAAAAGAATCTGAGGTTTTTGGAAATAGAAGCGTAGCAGGATTCTTATCAAAAGTCGGAGCTGAAGAGGCTATGGCTGCTGATCAAGTGGTTTGGTCTGAGCAAGGTAGATTACACTTATCTTATCAAGGTGATATTTCTGGTGAAACAATTATTATCGATAAAGACACTGATAATACACCTGTCACTGGTCAATGCGGTGTTAGAGCAGGTGATATGATTGTAGTATCTGATGCCACACATACGGCTAAGTGTTTTGTTATAAGCGTGTCGGGTCTTACTTTGACAGTTAAACCTTATACTGCTGCTGATTTAGCGGGTGCGAGTCTATCTGGAGAAGTTCAAGTTATGGTTTTTGGTTCTGAGTACGTTAAAGGATCTGTTGGTAGAGATTCAGTGAACACACCTGGATTCAAATCATTCTCTAACAACCCTATCATTCTTAAGGATAAGTACGAAGTTTCTGGATCTGATGCTTCACAAGTAGGTTGGGTTGAAGTTACAGGTGAGGAAGGTCAGAACGGGTACTTATGGTATCTAAAAGCTTCTGGTGATACTAGAGCAAGGTTCAATGATTATCTAGAGATGGCGATGATTGAGTCTGAAAAAGCAACAGGCACAGCTCCAGCGGCTACACAAACGGATGCTACTGGTGATATTAAAGGTACTGAAGGTTTATTCGCAGCTATTAACGATAGAGGTAATACTACGGCTGATGCTTTAAGTATGGATACTTTTGATCTTATACTTAAGGAGTTCGATAAGAACGGTGCTATTGAGGAGAATATGATGTTCTTGGATAGAACTGAAGCTCTAGCTGTTGATGACATGTTAGCAGGTATGAATAATCATGGGGCTGATGGTGGTACTTCTTACGGTGTATTTGATAATGATGCAGATATGGCTATAAACCTAGGTTTCTCAGGATTCCGCAGAGGTTCTTATGATTTCTACAAGTCTGACTGGAAATACCTAAATGATTTAGCTACTCGTGGAATTATCAATGCTGATAATTCTGCCGCGGTTAGAGGTGTTGTAATCCCAGCTGGTGTATCTAGTGTTTATGATCAGAGTTTAGGTAAAAACCTAAAACGTCCTTTCTTACACGTGAGATATAGAGCTTCACAAACTGAGTCTCGTAAGTACAAGACATGGACTACTGGTTCTGTTGGTGCTGTTACTTCTGATTTAGATATGATGGAGATACATTATCTTTCTGAAAGATGTTTGGTAGTTCAAGGAGCTAATAACTTCTTATTACTTAATTAATATAAGTTGGGGCTTTGGCCCCATCTTCTTTTTTAATTTTATTATATTATATTATGGCAAAGAAAAAACAAACTACAAAAGTAGTAGAGCAAGAGTTGGTTGAAGTAATGGAACAACCTATTGTAGAGACACAAAAAACTGAGGTCACTAAAAAACCTACAACCCCAGATTGGGAAATAAAAGATAGGGTCTATGTACTAACTAATGGTAAAAGCCCTTTAAGTGCTATTATAAAGTCTAGCGGTATATTCTGGTTTGATAAACAGAAGGGCTACGAAAGAGAAATCAGAGTTACTAAGAATCAGAGAACTCCTTTTGTTGATGAGTTTATGGGTACAATTTTACCAGAAGCGATTATATTTAGGAATGGTACCTTATCTGTCCCTAAAAATAAAGTTATACTACAAAAAATTCTATCTCTATATCACCCACACAGTGGCATTAGATTCGAAGAGGTTAATAAAGTAGAAGAAGCTAAAGATGATTTACAGTACTTAAACTTAGAACTAGAAGCAATGAATGCTGCGGTTGGTTTAGATATTGATATGGCTGAAGCAGTTATGCGTGCAGAGATTGGATCTAAAGTATCTAGCATGAGTTCTAAAGAACTTAAACGAGATTTACTTGTATTCGCTAAAAGAAATCCTGATCTATTCTTAGACTTAATGAATGATGACAATATCCATTTAAGGAATGTTGGTATCAAAGCCACAGAATTAGGGATCGTTAAATTATCTGGAGATAACAGAACCTTTTTATGGGGAACTAACGACAGAAAATTAATGACTGTTCCATTTGATGAACACCCATATTCAGCATTAGCCTCATGGTTTAAGACTGACGAAGGTATGGAAGTTTTAAACTCTATCGAAAAGAGGTTAGGATAAAATACAATTAACTATAAATTTATAGCCATCCAACTCGGGTGGCTATTTTTTTTAACTATACTTTTAATTGTGTAATATTCTAAGTGAGGGCTTGTTCCTTTATTCCTCATTAGGTTGAGTTTTAATAATTGTAAACAAAACAAAAATGGCTTATTCAAATTTAACAAATCCTGGTAACTACCAGTTAGCGGCTTTCGGGCAAAAGGGTTTTGAGCATTTAACAGGTGTTCAATCTGCGACAGGTGGTAACTATAATGCAATCCAAGTATTAGCTGAAGCTTCATTAACGGTTACAGCATCTAATGGTGATAGTTTACCAAACGTAACTGTACCAACTGGTATGACTATTGTTGGGAAGTTCACAGCTGTAAGTATAGCTTCAGGTACAGTACTAGCTTATCACGGGTAAGCCATGTTAGGTTTAGGAACACTAAGCTTAATAGCTAGTAGGGTAGGATCTTTTGTAAAAAGTATCGTCACCAATGGGTTAAAGGTGTGGTTATCTTTCGATAAGAGTGAGATTTCTGGGGAGGAATTGGTGGTTAATGGAGATTTTAGTGATGGAACAACAGGTTGGGGTAGTAATTCAGCAACAACTTTATCAGTATCTAACGGCAAATTGGATGTACAAAGTTCGGGGGGTTATTTAGATTATGGTATTGCTTTTTCAGAAGTTAATTTTGAATTAGGGAAACAATATATAATTCAATTAACTGTTATTTCTTGTGATGTTCCTGATTTTATTAGAGTTGGTGGCAACAATTCTACCACGGACACGCAGCCTGGCACTGATATTTGGAGCAGTGGGGATATTGGTGTTGGTACTCATAGCATAGTATATGTTCCTTCTCAAAACTTCACTTACTTAGCGATAGGTGGAAGAAACGATGTAACTACCTTAGTGGTAGACAACGTATCAGTCAAACAAATAACGCCACCTGTCGGCCAATTCGCACCTGATATATCGAGCAACTCGAATAGTGCGAAGTTATTTACGGGGAAGGCACTTAGCTTTGATGGGAATTGCGATGTGGATTTGGATGCTACACCACTATCTACACTTACTGAAGGGACAATAGTTGCGTATTTTAAAACCTCGAGTGACGCCCGTAGTACAATCTTCTCAGTTTCCGAAGACAGCGAGCATAGTGTAGAATTTGAGTTAGGCTTGAGTTTTTCAGGACAACTAGGAATTTTAAATAGGACAACTTCTGGAGCAGAATTACAATTTTACACAGACGATTATTATAATGATGGGCAATTTCATAGGGTAGTATTCTCTGTTAATTCATTAGGAAATACCTTGTATGTGGATGGTGAGGCAGTGGGGGTAACTTATATAGATGGCTCAAGTGCAACAACAAACTTCTTTAGTTCTATTTCCGCAAATACAGCTGGTATAGGTGCAAACGAGGATGATGGTGGTAAGCAATGGTTTTTTGATGGAACTTTAGCAGACGTACAAATATACAATTCGGCTTGGACTGCTGCAGATGTAACCTACGATTATAACAATCCTCAAAACTTAGTAACGGATAATCCAGTATCGAGTATAACTTTATCCAATCTTAAAGGCTATTGGCACTTGAGTGAGGGTGATGGTGATTACGCTTACAATAGTGCGATTGCTTTGGGTTCTGAGAAAGTTGCAAACGGTGATTTCGAAGAATTAGGTAGTGAGTTGGTGAGCGACAATTTTACCGGATGGACATTAGAAAATGCCGTAGGTGTGTTCACTATAAATGCCAACGGAAGTCTAACATACGCTGACGGTAATGAATCGGAATATTCGACCGCTAAAAGTTCCGTGGTCACAGAAATAGGTAAATCTTACTTTGTTAATATTGAAGGAAGTGGAAGCGGAACCGGCGTTGCTTTATATGTCGAAGGAGTTGGAACGCAAGGCTCTATTGGCTACTTTAATAGTGCAACATACACATTCACGGCAGTAGATACAAGCACAAGTATTTGGATTTTTCGATTTCAAAATCACAACGGTTCTGGTACATTGGATTCAATATCCGTCAAACGATATGATCCGAATGATCGGTGGGGCGATGGGGTAGGCGCAACACATAAATTTGAGGATGGAAAATTGGTGATGTCGTCGGGTACAACCCAAAATGCGTTGTCGACAACAGATTGTACCGGGACGGAGGGGAAATTTTATACGTTAACACAAAATGCAAGTGATTTTGTAGGAACGAATAGTGGCTTCATTCGATTAGATGGAGATTATGTTTCTTCTAACATCATTTCGTTCACACAAGCCAGTTCATCGGTAACATTTAGGGCGTATCGAGATTTCACGTTCATAGGATACTACGCTGATACTTCCAATACATCCATAACCCTCGACAACGTCTCATTAAAAGAGGTTTCAGCAGGAGAAATCAGCGGTACGGCTTGGGAAACGGCACAAGCTACAATACCTCAACTTGGTTTGATGGATTGGAGTAAGCCAACGATAGGTTCAGATGAGATTACTTTAATAGCAGACCCTAACAACCCATTAGAGGACATTTTAGGTAATTCTGTTCGCCTTAGAGAACTTAGTTTAAATTTAGATGGTTCGGGTTATGCTGAGGTCGCTGATGATGATTCGCTTAATTTCGGTACGGGTGATTTTACTTTAGAGTGTTGGATATATATGGGAGGTGGAGGTACAGGTACTCGTAGAATCATTGATAAGCGGGATTCGTCAAACGGTTATACATTATCGCTCGGTATATCTAATGATCTTGATTTAGAGTTAAACGATGGAACGGGATATGGTTACTTTTCATTATCGAGTACTTTAATTGAGGACGAATGGTCTCATATTACTGTTGTAGGTGATAGAGGAGGAGATGCAACTTGCTTTATCAACGGAGTGGCAAAAACGCCTATAAGTATAGCAGGCAAATCAGGGAGCTTATCATCCTCTTCGTCTCTCTTCATTGGCACTGATGCCAATCCACCTGGGGATATATACTATTCAACTGATTTAATAGACGATATACGAATCTACGACAGAGCGTTATCTTCCGATGAAATAAAACAAAACCACAACGCTACAAAGGGAGCACATAAAAATTAGATTATGAGAGGAAATATATACATATGTTTAAACGAAGAAACGTACAACTCTGAAATTCCCGACCTACTATCAAGGTACAGGAGGGCGGAGTATGACGAAGAGGGTTCTTTGGTAGAACTACTACCTACAACTTTTGCTCAAATGGGTGAAGATAATACAAAGGCTTTCGGTAGGGTTATTAACCTTACTATTGATGGGATTAATTTCTATATCTTAGAGTTTGATGGTAGCTGGTTAAATGGTGAAGTATCCTACTTACTAAATTTAGGTGATGAGTTGGCTTATCCAAACAATTCTCTACTAACCCGCCAAGAAGCTAGGGAACTATTAAAGGAGAATACTGTAGAATTATAGAATGTACTAATTGATCAAACATTTATTTAATAGCCGTCTGTAATAAGGTGGCTATTTTTTTTATCTAATACTAACTCCTCACTTTAGTGTGTAACTATAATATTGTAAAATAGTATGGTATGAAATCGAGAGGATTAGGAGATTCAATAGAGAAATTCATCGAGCTTACTGGTATAGAAACTCTAGTAGAGTTAGTTACCAAGGAAGAAGATTGTGGATGTAATAAAAGGAAGGCTTGGCTTAACAAGCAATTCCCATATAAATTAAAAGAAGATGGCGGTAGCAAACATTGATACGGTTTACCAAAGAGTTTTAGCTTTAGCGAACAAAGAACAGAGAGGTTATATAACACCTCAAGAGTTTAACTTGCTAGCAGGTAAAGCTCAGAATGATATTTTCGAGATGTATTTTCACGATTATAAAACAGCGTTATTAAGTCCAGGTAATCAGAGTAAAACGGCTGACGACTTAGATATACTTCGTGAGAAGATTGCTATGCACAGAGTTGTTGGTGCCACTTTAACTGGTTCGAATAAAACCTTAAGTGGTGACGTGCATTGGTTAGAGAATATATATAAGAGCGAGAAGAAAAGTAGGGTTGTTACTTTTAACGCTCCCGCAGAAGGTCACATTAATGATACAAGTGTTTGGGGTTCAATATCTAAGTTAAAGCTTAGAGCTTACTACGACGGGTATGGAGATAGTAGTATTGGTGAGGGTGAATATATCATTTACTTCTTACGCAACGGTAGCACACATGAAGCGTCTTCTAATTCTTACCAAATTGTTATAGCACCCGATGACGGAGCTTCTAAATCTACGGTTGCGGGGGTAGTTGCAAAAGCTATAAACGAAGGTAGCCCATACCATTCAGCGACTAGGGATGGTGAAGACGTGATTATAACATATTTACAAGATAGAGATTTTGAAGTAGACGAGACATCCGAATTATTCTTGGCAGGTGGTGGGGTAAGTATCAACGTAACTTCGGTATCTGATTACGCTACATTCGAAGAGGTTAGTAAAGATGATTGGAATTATATTAGATCTAGTAAGAAATTAAACCCTAATAAAAATTCTAGAGGGATATTCTATAGAAGTAGTGCTAGTGGTGTTCAGGTATTACCTTACGATGGTAGCACTACAATATTGTACGACTATATTAAGAGACCAACTAACCCACAATGGGGATTTACTCTATTAAACGGTAAAGCTTTATATAACTCTGGCACTACCATACCTTTCGGATTACACTCTTCAGAAGAAAGTACATTGACAAATAAAATACTTGAATTAGCTGGGATTGTTTTGAACAAGCCTGGTTTATCTGAAGTTATACTTAGAAACGAAGCCGTTAAAGAGGCAAACGAAAATAAATAATTATGGGATTATTAGACGGCACAACACAGAAAGCTTATTATGATGGTAGTGATTTAGGTAACTACCAATTTGTAACACTTGATGATATTATAAGTTCCTTCATGGTTGTATATGTGGGTGAGAATAAGATACTTACTAAGGTTAGTAGAACAGACGTGCAATTTCATGGGATGAGAGCTATTCAAGAGTTATCATATGATGTTTTGAAATCTATGAAATCTCAAGAAATAGAAGTACCACCTACATTAAAAATGATACTGCCTCAAGACTACGTTAATTATTGTAAGATAGTAAGAGTAGATAGTAATGGTATCGAGAAACCTCTATATCCGACAGGTAAAACTTCAAACCCTTTCGCTATTGATCAAGATACTAATGGTGATTATAATTTCACCGCTGATGATTTAACAGAACAAGCAGAATCTAATACATGGGCTAATTACAAGTCACAAACAGCTTCCACAGGTAGTGATGATGTTGATGCGTTACTTCTAGATGCTCAAGGTCGTAGATATGGATTAGATCCTCAACATGCTCAAACTAATGGTACATTTTACATAGACAATTCAACTGGGTTTATCCACTTCGGTTCTAGTTTAGCTGGAGAAACTATTATATTAAAATACATTAGTGATGGTTTAGGTACTGATGATGAAATGTTAGTTCATAAGTTTGCTGAAGAAGCTGTATACAAATGGATTATGTATGGATTAATATCTGGAAGAACAGGTATACCAGAATATATAACACAGAGATTTAAGAAAGAGAAGTTTGCAGAAACTAGGAAAGCTAAGATTAGACTTTCTAATATTAAGATGGAAGAATTCACTCAGGTGTTGAGAGGTATTAGTAAACCAATTAAGTAGTAGTTTATGTCAGAAATAAAACACACGTTTCAAGCTGGGAAAATGAACAAAGATCTCGATGAGAGGTTAGTTCCTAACGGTGAATATAGAGACGCTTTAAATATAGAGGTTAGAACATCTAGTGGTAATGACGGTGGTGCTGTTCAAGTGTTGAGTGGTAATACATTAATATCTGAGCTTAGCCACGCTGGGGTAATGGACGCTACTAAATCTTGGTCTGGAGACTTGAGTTCGTTTGTAGGTTCTGTAGCTGACGAGAAAAATAATAAAGCATATTTCTTTATTGCTTCACCTCCTGTTGGACAACTTGTGATGAGTGATATAACAAGTACGAAGGTTTTCAAAGATATGATAATCGAGTATAATGCTACAACTAAAAATATAAAGCCAGTCGTTGTAGATATTTTTACGGTTCACCTCACAGCTAGTGATTTAGGTACCACTAGTCAAGGTAATGTAGTTGGTTATAATAGTATAACAGTTACGGATGATGAAAAACGTGGGTTGATTAGACCTGGAATGACTGTTCAAGCCTACTCAAGCAGTGGCGCAATAACTAATATGATAACGTCTAAACATGGAGACTCTGGTATTCCGACTGTAAGGCAAGTCAGTGGGGATGAAGTAATATTTGACATGGAGCTTGAAGGATCATTAACTGATGCTGATGTTTGGATATTCCAAGCAGAACCAACTTTATGTTTTCATAATGCAACAGTAGATTCTAAAAAATTAATAACAGGTATAAATATTATTGATAACTTATTATTCTGGACTGACAACCGGTGGGAACCAAAGAAGATTAATATAGATAGATGTGTTGCTGGTACACCTAAGTTCAGTGAGCACTCTAAACTTTTTATAACTAACCCAGAATCTAGAGGGGGTCTTCTAGCATCTATTGATAATATAGATCACGGAACTGATAATGCTCTAAAGAGAGAACACATAACAGTTATAAAGAGAGCCCCTAGGTCAGCGCCTAAATTAGAGATGTCGGTATCTCCTAGAGACAATACAACCGGGACTATTGCAAGTCAAAGCTTCGTTCTGGATGCAAATGTATATGATACAGCTGGGGATCTTATTGGTACCGCAGGTGACCCTTTCGAAGCAGGGCATTTAGTTGGTGGTGTAAATATACTTAATGCTAATTACCAACCCGAAGATGTTTTAATACTAGATAATACTACTGGGTCAGATGTTATCACTATTAGAGCTAAAGTTGTTGCAGCTGGGATTAATAATAATTATGAACTTAAAATACTAAGTTCAGATACTAGTATAACAAGTAGTAACCTTATCTGGCAAGTTAGATTAGAGTTAGATAGACCTCTATTTGAGTTGAAGTTTGGTAGATTTTCTTATAGGTATAAGTATGAAGATGGTGAATACTCTTCATTCGCTCCGTGGTCTGAATTAGCTTTCTTACCTGGTACGTTTGACTACGTGCCTTTAAAGGGTTACAACTTAGGTATGGTTAATAACATTAGGGAACTTAAGGTCACTGACTTTATTGTTGATGATGATTTAAGGCCAGATGATGTAGTGGCTGTAGATGTATTATATAAGGATACGGTTTCACCTAATGTATATATCGTGAAGACGGTAAAAAGAGGTAGACATCCAGAGTGGAATGATAACGCTACGGCTGGAAGTGGAGACTCAGGTGTTCTTAATATAACGTCTGAGATGATACATAATGCGTTGCCATCCTCTCAAACTTTAAGAGCTTGGGATAATGTACCAAGAAAGGCTTTAGCACAAGAGGTTACTGGTAATAGAATTGTGTATGGTAACTACTTACAGAATTACGATATTAAACAACCAGTTGTTATAAACCAAGGCTTAATAGAGGTTGCTCACCCTAGTGATTTATCACCTAAGAAGTCTATAAAGTCTATTAGGAAGTATAAGATCGGTATCGTGTTTGGTGATAAGTACGGTAGAGAAACTCCTGTCATGGGTATGGGTGGTCTTAGAGATATGAGCACAGATATCAAATCAACAGAGAGTGGTATATTAAGAGCTGACGTATATAACCCTAAGAAAAACGCTCATAAAATTACTAAACTTAGTGCTAAACAGCAATGGGGTATTAGTAATACTGCGGCTAGTAAGCCTAGTAGTTGGATGGAATATTTTAAGTATTACATTAAAGAGACTACTAATGAATACTATAATATGGCTATGGATAGATGGTACGATGCAGAAGATGGAAACATCTGGTTATCTTTCCAATCTTCAGATAGAAATAAAGTGGATGAAGATACATACTTAGTACTTAAAAATCAGCATGGTGGTGAAGAACCTGTTTTAGAGGAAGCTCGATATAAGATATTAGCTATAGAGAACGAAGCTCCAGATTATATCAAGATTACTGAAAAGATACTCGGAGAGTCAAGGATTACTGATGGAGATGATAACGATTTAGATGGAATACCAACTTCCAGTGTTGTTATCTTTCAAAGTGATACTGCAAGTCTTGCATGGTCACAAGTTTTTGAAGGTATAAAGTTTGAAGGTACAGGTTACGCTAGAATAAAAGGTATTTATAATAGTGAACAAGCTTACTCTAAGTGGGTTAAAATAGCTAGAATTAATGATGCTGCTAAAAGTATAATCACTGTAGAACCTTTCGGGGATTCGGCTGATATGCAGGACTTACTTGGTAGTGCTGATGCGGAATATTATTTACAAGTAAGGGATAATGTAGTGGAGAACAAACCTGAGTTTGATGGTAGGTTCTTCGTTAAAATATACAAAGATTCAACTTTAGTTGAGAACGTACTAATTCAAACATCAGATGATGTAGAGTATTTTAAAATTGCTACAGGTAAGTTTGCTTACATTAGTAGCACGGTGAACAACCCTGCTCAAGACAGTAACTCTATAACACCGGGTTTATACACTGATACTGATTGGAATACTGGAGGAGGAGACACATTTACTAATAGTGATATTGATGAGATGGGTACTTGCTCTGGTAACTTACAGTCTAAAATAAGAAGGGCGAAAAATACTATAGCCTTTTGGAAAAATCATAACTGGATGGGTTTCAAGAGTGGCGCTACGTGGTTTTTAGATGATGCTAGGTTATGGAAAGAGAAGGGTTACGGTGAGAGAAAGGGATTACATAGTAGACCGGGTGTTGGTGGTAAGAGTGCTATGGATTTCTCTGTTAGGGATAATCACTTTCCAACAGATGGTCCGAACGCTGATTTCAAACAGAGAATGACAACTCCAGGTACTTTCTTTAAATTTAGGAATGACCCTAATGATGTTGTTTATCAAGTTAAAAGTACCAAGAATAAGAACCCAAAAGGGCTTAACAGCACTAAGCGACAGGTGTCAGGGAACTGCCAGGAGTGTGATTTTGATCTCGATAAGAAAGCTTGGTGTCGTAGATATACTTTCGGTGTATACTTCACTCGAGCTAACGACTCGACTATGGGTGTAGATGTTGGGGATTGGGATCCACGTGGGGAGTTAAAGCATACTGGTCAAAGTTCTGCAAATATAGATTTTGTAGCACCTAACTATACTTACTCCGAAGATATAAGATATACAGAGAGTAATGCTATATGGGAGACGGAACCTAAAGAAGATGTAGGGTTAGATTTATATTATGAGGCTACTAGCGCTTTACCTATTAAGCTAACTCAAGAGAATAATACATCGTTCGCTCCTAAACTATCAAGCGTTACATGTGAGAGACCAGGTAAAGGTACTACTTTTATAGCTAATGATCCTATAGTTCACTCTATAGTTAGAGATGTTGTAGCTTTAAGGGACTCAGTTAGTAATGCTCCTTTCCCATTCCAAGTTAGTATAAATGATATTCTAACTTTTGAACACAGTAACGGAACTGTTACTCGCTCAAAAGTGTTAGATCATTATAAAGAGTTAGAGACTTACCATTCAGATTATGTGCCATCTACTTCATTTATAATATCCACAACGTTTGATGGTAGCACTACAGCGACTATACCGTCATCAGTAGTTGGTTTCGATACTATCGTCACCGGTAGGAATTGGGAAGTAATACCGCTATCTGATACTGGAGTAAATCCTGGGACATTTGTTGATGGTATAACCGGCACTTCGCTAAGTTTAAACCAAGCTGCGACTCACACTGGTACTGTAGATACTTTATTCAAAGAGGTAACTGGCTATTATAAATTAGATACTAATGTATATAAATATACCACAGATTTACCGTGGTTCAATTGTTATTCATTCGGTAATGGATTAGAGTCTGATAGAATAAGAGATGATTACAATGCGCCGACGATAGATAATGGATGTAAGGTATCTACAATTCTCAACGATTACGGTGAAGAGAGAAGAGGCAATGGATTAATATATTCAGGTATATACAATTCTACTAGTGGTGTTAATAGTTTGAATGAGTTTAACATGGCTGAGAAGATCACTAAAGATCTTAATCCGTCCTATGGCTCTATACAAGCATTGAAAAGTAGGGATACCAACTTGGTAACATTCTGCGAGGATAAAGTGTTACAAATCTTAGCTAATAAGGATGCTCTATATAACGCTGATGGTAGTAGAAATGTTACAGCCTCATCAGCTGTCTTAGGTGATGCTAGAGGATTTGCAGGAGATTATGGTATATCTTCAAACCCAGAATCTTTAGCTGTTGATGGATATAGAATGTACTTCACCGACAAGCAAAGAGGTAAAGTTATGAGACTATCACAAGATGGTTTAACACCTATATCAGATGCTGGTATGAGTACTTGGTTTAGAGATAACTTAAGACATACCAATGAATTAGTAGGTTCATTTGATGAAGTTAAAGGTGAATATAATTTATCATTAAAACATAAATCAGGATTTGTTACATATGTTGGGGTTGTTGGTTCTAGTGCTGATACCACGGTATCGTTCAGTGAATCATCTAAAGGATGGGTGAGTTTTAAATCTTTCGTACCACAAGCAAGTTTATCTATCAACAGTGAATATTTAACAGCTAATACTGGTACTGTAGAGGATGTGGATTTTGCTGGTGTTTACGTTCATCACGATACAGCTGTAAATAATAATACGTTTTATGGTGAATATTTTAATTCAACTATAGATGTGTTGTTCAATGATAACCCTAGTTCTATAAAAAGTTTTTCAAGTATAAACTATGAAGGTACTAAATCTAGAGTTTTATCTACTGAGGGATCTCCCGTGGTAGAACCATGGAGAGTAAACCCAACTAATGGTTGGTATGTATCCTCGTTTAAAACAGATAAACAAGATGGTTATGTACCTCACTTCGTAGAGAAAGAGGGTAAGTGGTTTAATTATATATTCGGTGAAGAAACTACTTTATCAAATCTAGACCCAAGCGAATTTACCGTACAAGGTTTAGGAGTTCCTACAAGTATAACTAACAACACTCAAGCAAAAGTTACATTAACTATAAATAACATCGACTAATAATATGGCATTAACTAACTGTAGATTAATTGGAGCAGGTGGCGTAGAGAATAGTGTATCAGTTGAAGTAACCTCTGATACACCTGATATTCTCGACACAAATAGCCAATTTTCATTCTTTCTTATTCCTGACTCGGGTTATACTCTAAGAGCTCTTGATGTAAAAGTAGAAAATGAAAGTGTAACTGAAAACGATGGTTTTACATTTGACTCCTCGTTAGATGCTATTGAAACAATATCTTTAAGAGATAAGCATACATTAGCGCAGGAAGATATGCTCCTTAGTAACCCTGATGTATATAAACAAGTACCAGCTAACTCAGTTATAGTTACTATAGATATAGATGATACTTACTCTATCGCTGTAGACACGGGTGTTAATATAGATATTGATGCTGCTGCATTCATAATACCTGAAGAAGAGGAGGTTGTAAGTACTGAAGTTGTTACTGAAATTCCTACAGAATTAGTAGCTAAACCACACTTCGCTATATTCATGAATAAGGATAACCCACCTTGGAGTGCAGCAGATTTTACTTTAACAGTGACACCTAATACCGTAGCCTATCCTTTAACTTGGTCTACTAATCCAGGGTACGATTTAACACCGAGGGATATGGTGATGACAAGTTTTTCTAACGCTGGGGATTGCCACTATCCCACTCACATGAAATGTTGGGATAAGTATTATTTCGATTGTATATTGCAGGTTGGTAAACCAACAGCTATTGCCCGTTTAAAATTCGAGAGGGTAGAGAGTGATGATTATGATGTAACTTTTCAATCCCCACCACATTTAATACCTGTTAATAATGGGCCTGATGGGATGTGGGATGTTAACTCTAAATTTGAACTTGTATTTTATGACAAGTCTGGAAGTGATGCATCGCCAACTATGTATGAGTATGACTTAGTATATACAGCTAGCGTTAACGAAGAAATTGATAATGCCGCTAATTCTACTTCAGGAACAATCGATCTCGGAAGTCATCCAGGTAGTCCACAGGAGTCAAGAGACTCGAGTACTAAGATCGAGATAATAACGATGGATAAGCATGAGAAAGCTATCGATGATGTGGAGTTTGAGATATTTGATATAGATCTGCATAATGACTTAACTCATTTAGGAAAAGCAACTGATACCGAGCTTGTGGATGATAAATTTAATAACCTATCACAAACAGGATTGTATAATCTCCCTGTAACAACTGATTCTAATACCACTTCTAGTACCGAGGTCGGTACTTTCCATCAAGCCACCGATGATAGTCCTAATCCAATATCTGTACTAGGAACACCAGGTGGTAAATTTACTGTAGCACTTTTAGACGTGGCTGATGCTAACAATGATATAACTAGTGATCACATAAAGACTTTAGACGGAGTTGCTGTCACTGGTGAGCAAACTATACCAGATAGTGGAGTTAAGGTGCTACAGATGCATGATTTCGATAAAGCCACTACCACAGCTGTTTACGATCTTAAAGTAACAGCCGGAGCGAATACGATAGTAAAAAATACTACGAAGAAAACAACGGGTGCTGCCGTAGCTGGTGGTGAAGCGGTAGGAAACAATGTTACTAACAGATTCACACACCCAAAATCTAATACGTCTATAAAAGTATTGGTTGATGATACTGATATGAGTTCTACGTTTTTAAAACAACAAACAGTTGAAGGTTCGATTAGTTCTTGGTATCCGGGTACTACAACATCAACCACTTACACTTTAGATCCTGCTGACCAAATCGCTTCGGTTGAGAATGGTGTAGCTAGTTCGTTTGTTGAGGATATAGAATACCGATCGGATGTTACACCAAAACAAACTATTTATTACTGGCGAAAGAATGCGACTTGGGAGGAGGCTGATAGGGCCGAAGTGCAGGTCATATTCGAAGTAGAATTCTATAAATTTGGTACAGAGGATGTAACTATCACATTGAACCTTGCGGATGTTCTTGATTATGATGCGGGGACAGAGGAATTTAGTCTTGTAGGTGTTTTAGGGGATGTTGCTACAGCTGACTTCTATGGTGATGGTGCTGTTTTGGAAGAAGGTAATGGGTGGACCATTTCACCAGCTGATGCGGGAGGTGCAGAGTTCGCTATTAAGATAATAGCCACTCCTCCAATTAGAATTTACCAATAATAATTTAACTTAATAAATAAGATATGCCAGATTCTGTAATAACTTTTGAGCAAGAATTAAATGCTTCAGTACAAGTGGGTGATATGGTTTATCGCTGCACAACCTCTTCTGTGTCCGATTTTGACAATGCGGATGATGTATCTGTAACTCAAGTAGGTTTAATAACGGCTGTGGACTTTGCAGCTAAATCTATAGATGTTGCTAAAGCTGATTCAGTGGTAATAGGTGATACTGATTTCATATTCTTTAGTAAAGATAACAGAGTTAACAATTCTGGGTTAATTGGTTACTATGGTTTAGTTAGGTTTGAGAATAACGATTCTGGCGCTAAAGGAGATGATAAGCCTGAGATGTTCGCTACAAGCTGTGATGTTTTTGAGAGTAGTAAATAAACACCAAGAACTGTGATTATATATGAGTAAATCAAATATAATTATATGCCTAAAAACGAATTATCTAAAGCTGAAAGTAGAGAGGTAACTCTAGATACTAGGAAGAGAATACAGATGTTACAGAATTTCTTAATTGAGAATGCCGACGAAGTGAATGTAGTTACGCATCAAAACTCTAAGATATTCCCGTTAGAACACACGTTCGCAGATGGTATCTACATTAGGCAAATGTCTATGAATAAAGATAGTTTAGTAGTTGGAGCTATACATAATCATTTACATGTATGGTTCTTAATGTCTGGTCACATAACAGTCGTAACAGAAAATGAAAGTGTGGAATACACAGCTCCACACTATGTTTTAGCTACGCCTGGAACTAAAAGAGTTATATATGCTAATGAAGACTCAGTGTTCGTTAACGTGCATAAAAATCCTACTAATTGCATGGATATAGAAGAATTGGAGAAAGAAATAGTCTCAGCATCGTTTGATGATTATCAAGAATATATAAATAAAAACAAATAAAGTATGTCTTTTATAATGGCTGGTACCGCTATAGTAAGTGCGGGTATAGGTGTAGCAAAAGCAATAGGGGCGGGTAAAAGAAAGAGAGCTGCCGAGAGAGAAGCCGCGAGAGCTAGAGCTGAAAAAGAGCAACATAAAGCTGCTTTTTCGAGATTAGATACTAGTAATCCATTTTTAAATATGGAGAATACTATGGAAGATCTAACTGTTAACCAACAACAAGCTCAATTTGAAGCTCAGCAAAATCAACAACAACAAGCTAATATATTAGGTGGCTTAAGAGAGTCGGCTGGTGGTAGTGGTATAGCAGCTTTAGCGCAGCAAATGGCTACATCAGGTCAGTTAGCTTCTCAAAGAGCGGCTGCCAGTATAGGTGCGCAAGAATCACTTAACCAAAGACTAACTGCACAACAGGCTGCTGTTATACAAAATAAAGAAAGAGAAGGTGAAGTTCAATCTAGAAATTGGGAAAGAGATAAAACAACAACCCTCTTGGGTATGGCTCAAGGCGAACAAGCTGGGTACTTAAATAGAGCAGCTGGTTTTGACAAAGCAAAATGGGAAGGTATATCACAAGCTACTAGCGCAGCAACATCTTACGGGCAAAGCGATGAGTTTAAAGCATTAATCGGAAAATAGAAATGGCAAATTCAGCATTAATAAGTGGGGCATACGATACGAGTAAATATCATGGTGCCGAGAAAGACGAGGTAACTAAGGAGCTTGGTGAGAACTTAAACGATTTCATAACGTCATCGAGTGATGAGGAGGGTAAGAGTAGAAAGAAGGAAGAGGAAAAGGAGAAAGAAAAAGGTAGGTGGGATAATCCAGACGTTGATGCTGGAGCTTCAAGAGTAGTCGACACCGGAGGCGCATTCTCAAACGAAGATTACAATATCGCTAGTGAATTACAAGCGGCTCGTAGTTTGGAGTTCGCTACTGCACCTAAGTTGAAGCAAGCATCCATAATGGCTGATTTAAATAAAGATGCTGGATTAATAGCTGGTTATAAAGAAAATAAAATAAGGCTAGCAGGTAATCTACAAAACAAGAGCGTAATAGGTGGTGTTACTACACCTGGTGGTTTTGGTTTAGCCTTAGAGTCAGACCCGAAAGCTAAAGCTTTTATGGGTAGGATGGTTACTGATCCTACTACCTTAACAACTAGAGATAGATTGAACGGTGAGGGAAAAGAGTTGGGAGTTAGAGGTCCTGATGATGAATTTATGTCCTACGAGGAGTTCGAGTCTTACGTAGCTTCTTTTGAAGTTGATGATACTAGCTTCAACGCAATATCTGATCTAACTAATTCAGCTAGAGACATGGCTTCAAAAGCAGACCCTGAAGATGTTTTTGACGATATGGCAAAAGACACTGTTCGTCAAAGTATCGATTCAATAATTAGGAACGGTAATATAAAGTCTCTAGTTAACGATCCTGCTTTTGGTGGGACTTCATTTATTGAAGATCTTAAGAATTCAGACATGATGAACAATATAAGGTACTCGGATTTAGGGATAAAACCTAAAGGTAATGATGATTTTATTAGTGAAGATGATGGTTTATCTGAAGAGGATAAAGAAACTATCGTTAGTAAACTAGTTGATGATCCTGATAGCGAAGACGTATTAATGGATACTCTTAAAGATTACTTTGTTAAACATGTAGAGAGGAACTATGTTGCAGAACACAATAAAGTGATACGTAAGTTTGGTAAAGATAATTTCGATAAGACGAGGGAGGAGTTCAATTCAAGAATAAACACACAAGAAATCAATACAGATTACCTATAGTATGTAATCTTATATTAAACTACTTATTAACGGGTAACTGACGAAACAGTATGGCACATATAAAGAATTATATAGTGGATGGTAAACCTTATAAAGTTTCCACAGATAAAGAGCAAGCATTTCTAAGAGATATGGCTGCTAAAGGTAAAACCCCTATTCTTCAGAATGTAGAAGAAGATAGTGATAAAAAATCTACTCGAGGACAAGTTCGAGATAGAGATACTCAAAAGGGAAAAGAAAAGGGCGATGCAATGAAGGATGCACTTGCAACGTCGAAAACTCCAGCATCAGTACAAGAGACGGGTCTGTCTCAAGACAATACGGATTTAAAATTGGAAAGTGGTTCTTCGGAGTCACAACTAGTTAAGGAGAGATCCCCAAGGACTGGTGTAAGAAAGAACAAAGATGGTTCACACTCGACTCATTTAATGAGGAGAGAAAAGGTGGAGGGTAAGTGGGTTGTATTCCCTAGTTTATTCCAAGAAGAAGATGGTAGTTGGAAAGATATGTCCAAAGAGGATGGATGGTACAATATACATAAAGAGGCTAAGAAGCGTGGGGAAATTTATGAGTTTGAAAACGAAGAAGAAGCTATAAACTTTGCTGATAAAGGTTCTTGGAAAGAAGGATTCTTTAAAAAATATTCTTCTCCAGAGGTACGAGGTATAACATTTGATAGTCCAATAGATTTAAAAGACTTCACTTCAGTTGTAGATAAGGACGAGGATGAAGTTATAAAAGCTTTCCAAGACTCGAATGCATACCCTGGATTGAATGTTGAAAAACGTGGAGTGCTCGGTGGGGTAGGTAACGCTGTTGATTTTACTTTACCTGACGGTAGTATAGTTAGTGTCGACTTAAAAGCTTGGTCAGATGAGGGTAAGCTTGAAGCTAAAGCTCAATTAGAAAAGGTTAATAGTTTCTATCAGGATAAGAAGAATGAAGATCTAATAGGTATAGGGATCTTCGACGCTCTAGGTAGAAGACAATCAGACCCTAGGCTTTTTAATAATAATGATTTAGAGTCTATAAACTTATCTTTAGTCAATGCTGGTTACGAAATAAAACAGTTAAGACTAAACACCATGAAAGAGCAGTATGAGCTTGTAAAAGATGGGAATGTAGTTTCCACTGGTTTAGCTGAGGATATGCAATCATACTTGTGGAGTAATATGAACGATGATGACATCGAGAATATAAGTAATTTTAATAACGAGAAAACCACTGCCTTAATAAAAGAAAAAAATAGTGAAGTACAAAAGCGTAAAGATCAGTTACTAGATGCAGACAACGCTCTTAAGATAGAAGCTGAAATGTTCGGTAATGGTGAGATGGTTAAGAGTATAGAGTATAACTTAAAAAATAACATTAGTGATGCTGGGTTAAGTAGTGTTATAACTTACTTGAACAAACCTATAACAGAACTTAAACGCCATAGATCACGAAGTAGAGATAATGAAACTGAGGTTGAGGGTTGGCAAAGAGAGAGATATGATAACTTACTTAAAGCAGTCGAAAGTGGGGAGGTAAAACTAAGTGAACAAGATTTATCAGTTCTAAAAGAAGCTTATGAGACTAACTCTATGTACCAGGAGAAAGACATTATTCAATATGCTTCAGATCAAGCGAATGATTATGGTAGTAAATGGTTAGAGCAGAAATTTAAAGATAGCCCATACTACACTGGTATAAGAGCTAACTTAGATGACTTGACTAATAAGTATACATTAGAAGAGAAAATGGAAGCTGTTAAGGATCACCAAAAGTTCCTTAAGGATGATTACAATAAGTTTGAAGAGACCCAATCTAAAACCATGGAAAACACGTTTAATGCTATGAAAAAAGCAAACGTTGGTTGGGAGTTCTTTGGAGAAGGAGAAGATATGTATGTTGTCGTTGATTCTGATGACGAAGGCTTAAGGGAAGAATACCAAACGAAAGTAAACTCTATACTAGAGACTAACAAAGTTAAATGGGGTGAGTATAAGAAAGCCTTTAATAAAGATCACTCTGAAGCGGTCGCATTCTATAATAAAAACGAAGAAGATTCTAAAATCGCTAATACTATTAACAAGGAGTTTAATACTATGGCTATATTAGGCGAAGACATTGGAAATGGTTTTCAAAATCTATTCGTTGCTATACCAGCTGCATTCGGTCATCAAAGTTCGATGCAAAGACTCAAGGATATTGAGAGAGGTGGAGAGGCTCTTGAAACTATGTTAACATATGAGGAAGCAATTGAACTAGGAGCAAAAGGTCAATTCACTCTTAGAACAGGGGCTCAACAATCTGCTAATATAATTACCGCAGTAGCAAGTACCGCTATTGGTATCCCACCTGTGGCACTAGCAGGAGTGTTTGGTTTGAGTTCAGCAGGTGGTAAAAGGATGGAACTAAGCACTTTAGTAGATCAAAAAGAAATCGCATTAAGTTTGTTGGGGGATTTAGAGAACAATAAAGGTTTTATGAGTGATTACGATTACTCTAGAAGGAAGGCTTCTTTGGAGAAGACAGTTGCGGCTGGTACTATGACTAAGGCTCAACTTGAAGGTTCCGTGATTGCCACTGGTATTATAGAAGGTGGTATAACAGCAATTGGTATGGGTACTATACCTAATGCTAAGAAGGTGGTTGCAGCTCTCTCTGGTAGTGTTAAAACTGGAATAGGTACATTAATAACTCGTAGTAACTTACGAGCTGCTGGTAGTTTCTTGCATGAAACTGGTAAGCAAATAGGTGGTGAACTACTCGAGGAAGAGGCTATATTCTTCTCTGATCAAATAGTCAATGGTTTGATTATGCAGAAAGATATGGATTTCTCTGGATGGGATGATGTAGCTGTTAGTACAATCATTACTACTGGTGGGATGAATGGTTCCACTTCTCTATATTCCACTGTTACACAGCAGATGGCTACGTCTGAAATGAGACAAGAGGTTAAGAATATATTATCTGAGGTTTCTGCTTTAGAAACTAGTTTGTCTAAGTTAAAACCAGGTAAAGCTGATGACAAATATAGAGCTCAACTTCATCAACAGTTTAGAGATAAGATGGGTGATTTGAGTATAGTCCAAGCCGGTTTAGAGGTTGATGCTTTAGTTGCTGGATCTGACAACATAATAGACTTAATAGAGAACTCTGTAAATCTATCTGAACTACATGCTAAAGCTGATATAAAACCTGGTGATAGTGATGAAACAATAAAAAATAAAATTAAAGGTTATACAGGTAGTAAAGATGTAGATGGTGAGGATTTTAAGAGTAGATTAAATGCTGCTCACAAAGCTATAGACAAAGTACGTAATAGCACTAACGCTAAACTACAAGGAGATCCCTTAAGTTTAATTGAATCTACTTTTGGTAAGAGAGGTTTAAAACAGTACGAAAGATTATCTGGTAAAGAAGGATTTGCAGATCTATCCGCTAGAGATCAGTTGATTACAGTGAATGATGCTATTAAAAAGAATTTTAGAAACTCTGTAGTAAGAGAGGCTAGGAATAACCCTATAGTAAAGAACTTCGTAGAGAGTGAGGTTTATGGCGGTAAAACATTTGAAGAGTCTGGTAGAAAAAATAGAAACAAGAAAAAGGAAGACGAGTGGTATGAGCAAGTAGGTTTTAATTATAATTCACAAAAAGCTAAAGCTAGAACACTATATGATGGTAGTAGAGAGTCTTTAAAAGCTTTAGAGGCTAGTGGTGATGTAAAGGATCTAAACCTAATAGAAGCTAAAACACTTGAGGAGTTTAAAGATTTTCTAGATACAAGAGATGATCTTAGCCCTAAACAGAAGAAAGAATTCTTAGATGATTTTAAAGATGAGAACGTAAAGGGATTTATAATTGGTAGCGATTACATAGTACAAAATGCGAAAGGTGTACAAGAAAACTTAAATAAGGGAGATATATTACAAGGTACAGTTATATCTCATGAGATTGGTCATGCATTGGATGATGTGACAATGAAGAAAGGTGAGATGGCTAATTATTCTGAGAACTTATCTAAACATGTATTATCAGATAAAGTATTAGCGCCACTACACGAGTTAGCTATAGAGAGATTGTCTAGCATTAAAATGTGGGATAATAGTAAGGATTTTGATAAACAAAGTCCGGTAGCTAAAGAAGAATACGTTAGGGCTATCCAAGATTTGATTACTGCAGATATGAGTAAGTATATGCCTGCGGCTAGAAAAGCTGGATCATCTGGTATGAATATCGTTAGAGGGATTGTACCAAGTTTTATCGCAGATACTAAATTCCGAGGTAAAAATATAGTAAGCACTGACTTTAAGTTTAACACACCTAAAGATGCTATGAGTTATCTAGCTGACTTTATAGATTCGTTTAGCGAAGGTAAGTTATCTAGCAAGATACAGAGAAAGAAGAAAGCTTTTGAGAAAGCTGGTGAGAAGACTGAGGTTCCTAAGAAAAGGTATAGTAAGGAAGACCGTAAGTCTGACGTGGATGAGTTGAGTCGTATGGGCTGGACAAATAAAACTTGGAAAGATAGTGGAGCAAACTTCGCTTTAGCAGAGATGCAAAGCAATAAAATGCTCGATGGTCTTATAGCTGCTAAAATGAAAGGTGGTTTAAGAGATGGTGATAATGAGACAAAGAAAGATTTTATATCTAAAGTTTACGCGGAATTAACTACACACGTTAAGAATTTCAACCCTGAAAGTAACGATAGCTTATTTGGTTGGGTCAATTCACAGATCGCAAACAAAGCTGGTAACGTATACAATAGGGAGTATAAAGATAAAACTCTAGAAAGAGCTATTGACGTAGATGCCACGACTTCTGAAGGAGCTCCTCTCGTGCAAATTGAAGCGGATATGTCGCTAGAGATGGCTGCGATTGATAGAATAGGTTTAACTGACATAGAGGTTGAAGAGAGATCACGATTACGACGTGATATTAGATTAGATGACAAAATGATTCAGACCGTTAAGGATGCTATCATTAAAACGTTCGGTACTAAATTACCGAATGTTAACTCTAAAGATTTTAGAAAAGCCTTAGAGAAAGCGTTTAGAACAGAACTTAAAAAACCTTTACAGGATTTAATGGGTACAAGGTCTGAATTCGATTTATTTCTACGTAACCATTCTAAAGCTATTATTAAAGCTTTACCAGTTGAAACTTTAGTTCAGATGGAGCGTAACTTAAAACCTGGGCAAAGAATATTCACGGAGTCTAGACGTATAACAAAACCTACAGAGGTTGATAAATTGATTAGTGAAGGTAAGTTGCCTAAAGATACTAATAGAACTTCTGGTCCACAGTTACATACTAAAACCTCGTTCCCAGGTGTTGATAAGGTAATGGCTTACTTTAGAGGTAAAGACATGGAGAATGTGTTGGGTTATAAAGTTGGAGCCTCTACGTTAGGTACTAGAAAAGATAAGCTCTCTATGGAGCTAGGTGTCGAACTTGCTTTTGATGCTACATCTGAAGTGCTTCAGGATCCAACAGTTGCTGAGAAGAGAAAGATGATACTCGAACTACAAGGTGTTGAGCAACTAAGCAATGAACTAGCAGTTATAGCAAAGCAAATAGATAGAGACCCAAATGTTAGATTTAGTAGAGTAGGTTCTAAGTTAACATTAGGTATCAGCAATAAAAACAAACCTGCATTTATAAATAAGTTCGGTGAAGTGTTAGAGTCTATGCCTAACATAATTGATAAAAAAGCTGTTTATAGTCTATTAAGAGAAACGTATTCTAATGAATTCACTAACGCTGAACTAAAGAAAGCTGCTGAGAACATATCTAAGTACGCTGGGAAAGTTGAAGTAATAAGAGGTAAAGTCGAGAATGTGGGAGATTTATATATAAACTCTGATAAATTCTTGAAAAGCTTTATATTACAAAGTGTAGAGAAAGATGTTATAGAGAAATCTTTAATACAGTTACTCAGTAATGTACTACCTCCTGACTTCAAGAATGCAACCGTCCTTGGTAACGACTTAAGTAGAATCGTTAGAAACAGAGAAAGATTTATTTCGTTTATAAGATACGCTAGAGAGGAGTTAGGTTGGTCTGATAAAAAAATATTACGATTAGTATATACTCAGTATAAAGGTATGTTAGCTGGTGCAGCTAAAATATCTGATGGTAGATTTATTAAAAACCAAGATGGAGATTTAGTATTAGACCCAAAATGGGAGGACTCTAAAGAAGGTGCTTTTGATGGAAACAAATGGAAGAGATATACTGAGAAAGATAAGAAGGATGGTAAAATACCTAAAGGTAAAAAGGTTGGAAGTGTAAAGGTTAATAAGATCGGAACACCTCAAACTCAAGATTTCAGAGGTCAAATATTCACAGGTACTCAAGACTTAATTAATGAGGTCTCTAGAATTAAAGGGTTTGAAGACATAAAAGATAAGGGTTGGAATCAGATAGCTAAAGAGGAAGGTTTCGATACTAAAACGTTTGCGGAAACTTCAGCGGCTGGTATCAAGGATAAGAACTATAAAGGTAGATTGAAGCAAGCTAAAGAAGCTAGAGAGTCTGTTACAGAGCTAATGACTTACTATGTTAATAGTGCTAAAGAAGGTATTATAGATTATGGTGACGTAGTAATGCTAGGTAAGATGTTAGGTTCTGGTATGACTAGCCCTATGAAGAGAGCAGCGAATCTAGCTTATATTGGTGTTGGTGTAGAGAATATACCGACAAAACAATTAGGTAGCAAAACAGAGTATGAGCACATGGTACCTACTAACGTTAAAATGTTAGAAATGGTGAATGCTCTCATTAATGATGGGAAATTGTCAGATGATTTTTGGGATGATTACGAGGTAGCTATAATCCCTAAGACTATGGATAAGAGTCTTATTAGGAATGGTCTTAGAGATTTCAAATCTCCAACTCAGAAGTCTACTGACAAAAACTGGAGAAGGTACTA